ACGAAGTGAGGAAGGACTGCATTGCTGCTTTGGTGTCAGTCGCAGGAGTGATGATATAGGGATTGTGTGGCTGCTTGGTACTAGACAGCTACCTAAGATTCGTAAGTATTTCTTGAAGCATTCTAAGCAATATGTTGATGATTTAATGGTTGGTTTTGACTACTTAACAAATGTTATAATGAAGACCAATCACCTTAGTTATCGATGGTTGCAGTGGTTAGGTGCTGAGTTTAACGATTGCCAACTAGATGGTTATCAGTCATTTATATTAAGGAGTAAGTAACGATATTATGTGTCATCCAGCAGTATTAGTAGGTCTAGCCGTAGCATCAGGAGGTGCTCAGTATATTGGACAGCGTCGGATGGCTAAACAACAAGCAGCTTATCAAGCACAGGCAGCAGCAGCGGAGCGTCAGCGTTTCATGCAGGAACAAACTTCTCTTCGTATGCGTCAAGCACAGGAGCAGGAAGCTGTGGGTCGTGAACTGGAGCAAGTAAGTAAGAAGTCACAAGAAGCTTTAGCTCGTGCTAGAGTATCTGCTGGAGAAGCAGGAGTGGCAGGAGCATCTGTACAAGCTTTAATGGACGACTATGTCAGGCAAGAAGGAGGATACCGAGCAGCTCTTCTAAGACAACAAGAGTTAGGACAAGTGGCCACAGGATTACAGCTTGAACAAGCAGGGTTCGCTACACAGCAAAGACAGATAGGTATTAACAGACCTATAGCTAGACCCGACTTCTTAACATCTGCTTTATCTACAGCTACTAACGCAATGATGGCTTACGGTACAGGATTACAGATACAACAGTCTGGTGGTTTTGGTGGTACGGGAGGAGCACCTACGGGAAGTTTTGATCCAACCTCTACAGTTTTAAAAAGAACGACTTAACATGGCAGAACGAGTACAAGTACAAGGTATAGGAGGAGCCGTTCCCGGTATATCTCCAACAATTCAACGAGGCGGTCAGTACAGCGTACAAGTACAACAAGCTGGTCGTAATAAGTTGATGGACTTAGCTGATGCTCTTGGTCAAGTTAACCCTTTGTTAAGACAGTATGCAGGTGTAGCCGAACAGGAAGCTGAAATGTTTGAGGAGGAGTTAGCTCGTAAAAGCCCAGAGGAAGTACAAGCTATGCTGAAGAAGACAGAAAGCGAACTTGATAAGCAAGTACGTCGTGGCGGTCTTGGTTGGTTAATGTCGCCTCTAAATCAGAAGAGGAAGCTTAGGGCAGTTGGTCAGGCTTCTAGTCGTTTAATGATGGAGCAGGTGTACAATAGGTTAGATAACCCACAAGAGGGGGACGCAGACCTTAGCACTAGTGATATTATATCGCTTGTACAACAAGACTTTGTAGGTAACAACGAAGCATTAGCAGGTTCTACTTTTGCTCAGGAGGGATTACAAGAAGCAGTCAACCCTCAGATACTACCACTTGTTAGACAATACGACGCACAGAAGAATAGAATAGCTAAAGGTGAAAACGGAGTAGCCACTGTTTCAGGGTTTTATGACTTAATAGACGGGTTGAAAGAAGTAGAGGGATTAACAACCGGGGCTATTGCGTCGGGAGCTTTTACTGATGAGTTTAATAAAATATGGGAAAACACGAACGCACATACAGCAGTAGAACAGCGTGATTTGTTTAAACAAACTTTGTTTAATTTAGCGAACAATGGTCACGAGGATGAGGCAGCTGAACTAAGAATATGGGCTGAAGACAACAATTTAAAATTTGGTAATGCTTCTATGTCCGAATTAGAGCGTGATAACTACGATAAATACATAGAAGATGTAGCGGAGCAAGCTGCGAACAGTAGAGATAAAAAAAGAAGAGATACGATAGAAGTTGTAAATGCGGAAGCGATGCAAGCTTACAGGGACATTAAGAATCCTAAAAAGCGTTACGGAAGTTTTCAGGGAAGAGAATACACTACAGAAAGACAGTTAGATGAAGCTATAGGTGCGTTTACTTCGGGGGTAGTTGAGGATGAAGATGTTATTTTAGACCCAGTAGGCAGAGAACAACTTCGTACGACTTTCGCTTCTAATAAAGCGAGAGTTCCTGACCCTATAAAAGAGGCTAGCGATAAAGCTTTAGTACAAGTTAAGAGGGATACGGTTGATAGCCTGTTTGATCCAAAGGAACCTACTTTTATAGGTAGCGAAGTGTCTTCTATTTTAGCTAGCACTTTTCCTAATATTGCTGATACCGTCGATCAAAATCCTCAAATAATACAAGAGACTTATAGTCTTTTAATGCCAGAACTTACGGAAGAATCTTATCGCTTGGCATCTGAGTCCGATGATTATGATGCATCCGCAATAACTATAAAACTTAGACCAATAGCACGTGCTATACTCAAAGACAAAAAACAAGACATAATAGACTCTTTTAGGGAAATTGCATCGATAGACGAAGAAAAAAATAAACTATTAGCAAAGGTAACAAGTGAAGCAGGTGATGAGGAAATAATAGACGAAACGATCCTTCAAAGTTTAAACTTATCAGAAAAGACACGCGAATTAGAAAAAGTTAAAAACCTTACAGCAGTTTTACTTAATACTGAAATAAAAAACCCCCAACAAAGAAATAGAGCTTTCAACATTTTAAAAGATTACGATTTCTCTTCTTTATTAGATATAGCTTATAAAAGAAAGCCAATAGAAACTAAAAAGCTAGCAGCGTATCCTTCTCCTTTTAAAGTTTACCGATCCACGTCTAAGAATATTTTCGCCACAAAAGACCAAGCAGATTCTATAAAACTTTTATACAAAAAAGCGGCTGCATCTTTAGGTTTGTATACTAATCCTGATACACTTACTACTAGAGTTTTACCCGAAGGGGAGGCTTTTAATCCCGAAGCTCTTGATCCTAAATTCATACCTATATTAACCGAGGAGGAGATACAAAAAGGAAGTAGCGATGATAGTGTTAAAAGAAAAGCAGAACTAATAGGAAAAGGGGATGCTGTTTTAGAATTTTACAATTCACAAAAAGATTTACTTGATAGGTATAAGAAAAAGAAATATCCCTATCCTAGTTACAAATAAAAGCTATGGACGAAATAGAAGAAGAGTTACTCAAAGACCCTACATCGGTTTTAACAGCAGAACCATCAGTGTCTACTGCTCCTAGTATAAATAGACAAACTATAAGCACCCAAACAGAAGAGCAGGAAGAAGACTTAGATTTCTTTGATATAGCAGGCGACGTAGCTTTAGCTCCTTTTAGGGGTGTAGAAGGTATGTTAAATGGTGTTTATAATCTAGCGGACATGGTGGCTTTTGATGTACTACCTGACTGGGACACTCGTTTTTTAGGACGTTCCAAGACTACAGCAGGCTCTCTTGTTGAAGGTATCTCACAATTTGCTTCGGGTTTTGTTCCTATATTTGGTCAAGTAGGTCGCATAGGATCATTAGCTAAAGCAGGTACTATTACTAAAGGAGTTGTGGCTGGTGCTGTTACTGATTTCGCTGCATTCAGAGGACAAGAGGATAGACTATCTAACTTAATTCAACAGTACCCAGAACTACAAAACCCTGTTACTGAGTTTTTAGCTCATGATGCTGATGAAACGGAGATTGAAGGAAGGTTGAAGAATGTTCTTGAGGGTTTAATACTTGAAGGAGCTATAGGTGGTTCTGTTGCTTTGTTTATAAAATCTCTTAAAGCTTTGAAAGCGGGTAAAATTAAAAGGGATTTAGAGGGAGCTAACGCTGATGAAGTCAATAAGGCTACAGCAGATGTGTTAGACGGAGAAGACTTACTTAAAGATATACAACAAATAGAGGCTGTTCCTAAAAAGTTAGAGCCTAAATTAAAAGAAGTAAAACCTATAGAGAAAAGGGTTGAATTAGGAGAAAAGGTTTCGTTAGAAAAAACTACTAAAATAGAAGTAGACCCCGAGTGGAAAGAATGGACGGATGCTGTCATGCGTGGGGATAAACCTACCACACCTCGGTTAGAAGTAACAGGAGACATTGACTCTGCCTACACTGTACTAACTGAAAAATATAAAAAGAACCCTAAATTGTTGGATAAGTTTAAAGACAAGCCAGTAGACTTCTTAGATGAAGAGTTAAACGGTATTATGCAAATGGCCGCTAATACTATAAAAGATCAAAGAGAAATAAGAATAGCTAACGAAGTTTTTAAAGATGTATTGAGGGGTTCTACTGATAAATTGATGCAAGCTGTAAAGGATTTTGAGGCTACTGAAAGTATACAAGCCGAAGCTTCTTTGCGAAACCAACTAAGCGAAGTTATTGAGGTTTATGATTACTACAGACAAATGGGTAAAGAGACTGCTATAACTCTTGCTATGCGTAGGAGTAAGAAACCTATATCAAGGAAAGTGGGGTTAGAAACAAGTGAAATGCAAAATACCTCACTTGTAAAAGAATTTTTAAACAATCAAGGAGGAGGTATGTCGCCTAAAAAAGCTGTTAAGCTTATAAAGGAAATGTACGACCCTGACAACGTTGAGGCTACAATAACAAAAGTTTTAGGTTTAGCTAAAAAGTCACAAGGTAAAAGTTTGTTAGATGTGACTTCTGAATACTGGATAAACTCTTTATTAAGTGGCCCAAGGACGCAAGCTGTAAACTTTTTAGGTAACGCTTTGACTCAGTTGTTAGGTACAGTGGAAATGACAGCAGGTGCGTTAATACAAGGTAATACTCCTTTAGCTAAAGCTGCTATTGCTTCTTGGGCTGACTGGACTTTACTTAGTGAATCTTTTAAAGCCGCTTTTAAAACATTAGCGACAGGAAGAGAGGTACTTGATGTAGGTAGCCGTACTTTAGAATCACAGACGCAGGCTATAGGTAAATCAATCGATTTTGATCCTTTAGGTAAAGGTAGTAAAAGCGTCGACAGGAATGCTATAAACACATTAGGAACAGTTGTAAATTTACCTGCTCGGGGTTTATTGACGGGAGACGAACTTTTTAAGCAGTTAGCTTTTAGGAGGGCGGCTAGATTGAAAGCAGGCATGGAAGCTATAAATCTTGGAATGAAGGACTCTAAAGATATTGCCAACTATATTGAGGATAAGTTAAAAAAAATAGTAGCCTCAGACGGGCAAGCTATGTCTCAAGAGGCTTTAATAAAGGAAGCAACAAAACAAGCAGACGAGAAAGGTTTGGTCGGGGCAGCTTTTACTGAACAAAGAGCTGATTACATCAAGAACTATGTAGATACTAACTTTGATGAAGATGCATCTAATCTTGCAAGTTACGCTTTAGAAGAGGCCAAATATTACACACACACTAGAGAACTCGAAGAAGGTTCTTTAGGTCTACAAATACAAAACTTAACTAAAAACTTTCCAGCTGCACGTTTTGTTTTACCTTTTGTACGCACCCCCTCCAATTTGTTGAGTTTTGCTTTAGAACGTACAGTGTTAGGAGGGGCACCTATTCCGGGAACAAATAAAGTTTTAAAGTTTCCGGGATTAAAATCAGAAGCAGAATCTCTTCAAAAAGGTTTAGCGTCTAACGATCCTGTTATTAAAGCTGCTGCTCAAGGTAAGGTGGTTACTAGTTTTGCGACGGCTGGTTTGTTTTATGATATGGTGTTTAACAACAATACAGTATTTCCTGTTATAACAGGGGGAGGGCCGAAAGACGACAAGCAGCGGAAGATTCTAGAAGAGACAGGGTGGCGACCTTACAGTATTAAAATAGACGGAACTTACTATAGTTATCAAAGGCTCGATCCTATTGCTACAATATTAGGTGTTACAGCTGATATGAGTGAGTTGATGAAAGAAAACGACGAAGCTAACAAAAAAGGTTTAGATGAGGTGGGCATCGCTATAGCTACATCCCTTTCTCGTAATATATCTAACAAATCTTACTTAGCGGGTATACAGCAGTGGGCGGACGCTTTGAAAGAGCCTGAAAGATTTGGTGAACGATTAGGCAGAAATTATGCAGGTTCTTTTGTGCCCAACGTGCTTTCTCAAATGCAAGACTATGATAAGCAATCTTTAAGAGAAGTGAGGGGGCTTGCAGATGCTGTTTTGAAAAAGCTACCGAACGGCAGGGATATGCTTGACCCTAAAAGGAACATATTAGGAGAAGAAAAAATTATAGATTACGGTTCGTTTGGTTTCATTAATCCTGTCGCTACCTCTACCGAAAAGGAAGATTTAATACTACAAGAAATGGCTGACTTACAATATGCGTTTCGCCAACCTAGTTCTAAGATTTTGGGAGGCAATGTTGATTTATTAGAGTTTACAAATAGCAGTGGAAGGACTGCTTATGATCGTAGCTTAGACCTCCTGCAAACCTTACGCATAAGAGGGAGAACTTTGAGGCAAACTCTTAATAAATTAATTAAGTCATCCAGTTACAAAAGCTTACCGGGATACACACCTGAGTTAGGAATAGATAGTCCTCGTGTCCTAGAAATAACTAAAGTGTTAAAAAGGTTTAGAAGCGAAGCCAAAAGAGAAATGTTAAAAGAGTTCCCCGAAGCAGCGGCAGCTATCAATAGAACTAAAAAAGCCTTACAACTTAATAAACAAGGCGTTAACAAGCAAGATGTACTTGCCCTTCTTACTCAATAGACAATAATATAACATCATGGCCACCACTTACGTAGACTACACAGCGACAGCTTCGCAAACAGACTTTGCTTTTAACTTTGACTATCTGGAAGATGAACACGTAATAGTCGAGATAAACGGATCAGCTACGACTGAGTTCACTATTGTTACTTCACCTGCTAAGAAAGTAGTATTAAACGTAGGAGCTACAGCAGGAGATGTTGTAAGAGTTCGCCGTAAGAGTCAGCCTGATACTAACCTTGTAGATTTTGTAAATGGTTCTGTGTTAACGGAATCCGAACTAGACCGTGCTTACCTACACAATCGTTACTTAAACGAAGAGATAGCTGAGTTAAATGAATCATCGTTACAGATAGAAGCGGGAGGTACAGACTGGGATGCACGGACTAAGAAGATAAAGAACTTAGCTGCTCCTACTCTTACAACCGACGCTACAACTAAAGACTATGTAGACGGTAAGTTTAACCAAGCAGCTAGTGGTGCGTCTAACCCTCCTCTTAAGTGGGTGTTTACAGGCACAGCAGGAGCAGATACTACTTACACAGTTACAGAAGCTGAGATCAACGGAGACACTGCTTACGATGTAAGTATTGACGGATCAGTTCTTGAGCCTACTACAGACTACACAGTAGACCCCAACACTGACACACTCACGATAAAGACCACTCTTACGGGCGGTGAAGACATTGTCATTATTCAGCGTGGGTTTGGTATACCTATCAGCACAGGAGAGATAGGCAGTGCTCAGATAAGTGCTGACTCTATTACTACAGCTAAGTTAGCGGATGCTGCTGTTACTACTGCTAAGTTAGCGGATTCTGCTGTTACTAGTGCCAAGCTTGGAGCTAACGCTGTTACTACTGCTAAGATAGAAGATGGGTCTGTTACCAACGCTAAACTTGCTACACCTTATACACACCCTAACCACACAGGTGATGTTACTTCTACGGGAGACGGTGCTACAGTTATAGCTGACGACGCTGTCACTGCTGCTAAACTAGCTGACACTGCTGTTACACCGGGTTCTTATACAAACGCTGACATCACAGTAGACCAACAAGGACGGCTTACAGCAGCTGCTAGTGGTAGCGGTGGTGCGATTTCTAAATACAGTAGTGGGTGGAATACTTCGCACGGAGGTGTAACAGTAGCAAACGGAAGTACTCACACAATCACGCATAATTTAGGAACCACAGATGTACAAGTTGTTGTTTATATCAACTCATCCGCTTCGGATACTAACGCACAATCTATAGGAGGGTCGTCTTTCAATGGGTTTAACACAGCTCAAGGTTGGGGCGTTTATGTAACATCTTTGAGTACTAATAGCTTAGTATTACAACTAGGAGATAACGGGTGGCTTGAATCGGACGCTAGTGGCAGTGGTGCTCAAGCCGTCGCAGTTTTCAACTCTCAATACATCAAGGTAGTAGTAATAGGATAAGATGCAATGACCGAATCAATATCACATTTCTTAGACACTGCATTAGCTGTTATCCTTGGTGTTATCGCTTGGATGATAAAGAAGTTATCTGACCGCTTAGAGAACGACGAACGACGACTTACTAAGATAGAGGTTGAACTTGCTGCTCAGAACGAACGAGACATAGCCGTAGAGAACCGTATGAGTGGTGTAGAGACAGCTGTTAAAGAAATGAATACTAAACTAGATAGAATGTTGGAGATGCTTATTAAACGATGAAACAAGGACTATACGCAAACATTAACAGACGACGCAAGCTAGGCATCAGCCGTAGCAAGAAGAAGTCTACAATCAGTGCTAAAGCTTACAGTAACATGAAGCGTGGGTTTCCTAAGAAGAAGAAGTAGGAATGGCTAGGAGTGTATCGTTATCTTTAGGTAGAGGTGAGAAGAGTCGTAAGGGCGGTCTTACTGCTAAGGGTCGTGCCAAGTATAACAGAGCTACTGGTTCTAAGTTAAAAGCTCCTCAACCCGGTGGTGGCCCTCGTAAGCGTTCTTTCTGTGCTAGGATGAGCGGGAACAAAGGCCCGATGAAAGACAGTAAGGGTCGCCCTACTCGTAAAGCATTAGCCTTGCGTCGTTGGAAGTGCTAGTATGCCGTTACGCCCTAGACCAGTCATACACCCGCTTACGTTCCAAAACAGAACGCTGTCTGTAACTGCTGCTGCGGAAGCTAAACAGAACCAAGAAAAAGCGACAGCACTTGAACAGCAAGTAGAGTCTTTAGAGAGTGATCCATTTTTTGTTACCATTGATGGCGGTGGCCCTGTGTTAGAAGATACTGATATATTTGATGGAGGAAGTATAGATGCCTAGTTTTACAAAACGTATACAATTAAGACGTGGCACAGCGAGTAGCTGGTCAGAAGAGAACCCTGTGCTGCTCGAGGGAGAGGTAGCTATTGAGCTAGATAATAACCGTAATCGTATCAAGATAGGTGACGGTGTTACTCCTTGGAATGCTTTGCCTTACTTCCTAGATGCTCGTGAAGAAGAAGTAGGAGATCATGACGAGTTCCTTGAAGGCTTGACAGGTGATCCGTGATGCTCTAACAAGAGTCGGATTTAACCTTAACAAATGAAACAGAACAATGAGTGTATGGTATCAAATGGGACAAAGCGTAAGAAACTTATTAATATCTCTTACTTCAACTAGCCAAGCTATCTTGGACACTGAGAGTAACATAACTGCTAGAACTGACGACGATTTGGGTACTATGGCTTTTGCTACTGATACCTCTAAACTCTATGTTTTTACTGAGTCAGGATGGGTTCACGCACAATAAGCTTTGACTTACTTTAATCACTAACATAAAACATATTAACAACAACTATGGCAAATATACTTCAACAAATCGGACAGACAGTTAAGTCGAAGTTGGATGACAAGGTCGATAAGACGGATGCGGTTACAGACTTCCTTAAGTCTATACTCGGATTCCCTGAAGACACTGTTGCTCCTTCGGTGGACACTTCTACAAACATAGCGGCTAGGACTAGCGACGACACAGGTACAATCATGTACGCTAGTGATACCTACGACTTATATGTGTTTGACGGCACTAACTGGCTCATATTTAATAACAGCTAACAATGAGTGATATTACATTAATTAACGACAGCGAGCAATCTTCGCTAGTAACTAACGGACTTGCTAAGAACGGTGAGATGTATTTAAAATCTGCTGGTAGTACTGATGAAGGTGCTATTGTTATATACGACAGCGGTTCTTGGAGAACGTTTGCTAATGAATATTCCGCTTCGGTATTTGACTCTTCTTTATCCTTCCCTACTATCCAAGTATTTAATACCGAGTCTGAGTTTATAGATCAAACAGACGCACCAACCCACACTATCGTACACTCAAAAGACAGTGATAAACTGTATGTTTGGAACGACACTGTATGGGTAATCTTTAACCAGAATTAATAATAAATAAATCAACAAATGAGTACATTAACAAGTTACACCTCAGGAACAAGACCAGCAGCTTCAAGCAATAATGGTCTTTGTATATTCAGATCAGACACGGATGCAATTGAAGTATCAGACGGTACTAGTTGGCAGACATATAACAGCGATGGATCATCTGCGACTTTCCCTTCTAATAATTACAGCGTAGATTTTGACGGTAGTAATGATTACATCGATATAACAGGAGCTTCAGGTTTATTTAACAGTGCAACCGCTTTTAGTATATCACTATGGTACTACGCTGATGCTTATGGAGGTGCTATGTTTGGGTCTAGTGCTTCAAGCACCAACGGTGTATGGCTTTTACCTTACTCAGGGTCTGGTACTAATTTCTATTTTTCGGTTAGAAACGGCGGTAATACATTTATATCAACAGCATCCCCAGCACTAAATCAGTGGGTACACGTAGCTGCTACATATAACGCAGGAAGCGGTACATTATATTTAACACCATCTGGGGGAAGTACCACTACAACGTCTAGCTCTAGTCTTCCTAGTTCTTTAAGTGCTACTGCTGGTGCTAATTTAAGCATTGGAAGACAGTCCGTACAAAATCTTTATTTCAACGGTAAAGTAGATGAAGTGGCTATTTGGAATAGAGAAATAAATTCTACTGAAGTATCTAACATTATTAACAATAGCGAGTATTCAAATGCATCAGCTATGTGGAGATTAGAGAACACAGCAGCTGCTACTATTGGTGGCATCGGATTCGACGGCACTCTTACTAATGGTCCTACTTACTCAACCTCCACCCCTTATTAATTATGAGAACATATGTAATAATAAATAGTTCTGAAGTTGATGGTTTAGCTTTCGACGCTTTACTTGAAACATCAGTTGACACACTTAGATATTCTGTAGATGGTACTAAAACATTCGTTAAATTTGAAGGAGTGACTCCTAGCTTTTTAGAAGGAAAAGATCAGTACACACAGGAAGAAATATTTCCGATCTTAGCTGGTTCTGAGTGGTACTCATTTGACGAGGTTTAATTAGTAATGGCTAAACTAGACACAATCACATCATCCACCCGTCCCGCTTCGCCAGCTGCTGGTAAGGCATACTTTGAGACGGACACTAATAAGATTATCGTGTGGGACGGTTCTGCTTGGACAGAGATTGTTTCGGACGGTACTGCGTAAATACGACGCTTTATTATAATCACTAACTAAATACTAATAATATGCCAGATACATCATCTATATTCTATCAAATTGGTCAGTCGACCAAGAGTGCTATTGCCGTTGAAACAACACGTGCGGAAGCTGCTGAAGCGACGTTACAAACTAACATCAATTCGGAAGCCTCGACCCGTGCAAGTGCTGATACAACATTGCAATCCAACATCGACAGCGAAGCTTCAAGTCGTTCATCTGCTGACTCTACCTTACAAGGTAACATTGACACAGAAGCAAGCAGCCGAGCATCCGCTGACTCCGCTATCCAATCCGAGCTTGACGCTACTCAAACTGGTGCTGGTCTTGCTGCAGGTGGTTCGTACACAGCTAACGGTTCTACCAACTACATTACTTCTGTAAGTACATTGGTTGGAGCTGACGAAGCTCTCGACGCACAGATCAAAACTAACGCTGACGCTATCTCTTCTGAAGCAAGTACTCGTGCATCTGCCGACACTACCCTTCAGTCGAACATCGACAGTGAAGCTTCCACAAGAGCCAGTGCTGACACGACTCTCCAAAGCAACATTGATGCTGAAGAGACTGCCCGTCAAGCTGCTGACTCCACGCTTCAAACAAACATTGACGACGAAGAAACAGCCAGAACTTCCGCTGATACGACTTTACAGTCCAATATCGACGCTGAAGAAACTGCTCGTATCGCTGCTGTTAGTGGTGAAGCTACTGCTAGGTCTTCTGCTGACACAACTCTTCAGTCTAACATTGACTCTGAAGCTTCGACAGCTCGTGCTGCTGAATCTGCTCTTGACGCTGCTAAAGCTAACCTTAGCGGTGCTTCCTTCACAGGAGACGTAAGCGGAACAAACCTTGTACTTAGCGGTAACTTAACTGTTCAAGGTACAACAACATCCCTTGAAACAACAAACTCCCAAGTTAAAGATGCTATCATGCTTCTCAATGACGGAGCTGGTTCAAGTGCTAACAACGGTAACGACGCTGGTTTCATCATTGAGCGTGGTTCTTCCGACGACGGAAACATCGCTGCTGTATACGACGAAGGTGAAGACAAGTTTGCTTTCTACAAAACTTCAGCTGGTGCTACTTCTACTGACATCAGTGGAGACGACAGCAGTGCTGCTTTGATCGACGTTAAAGCTAACGACGTTGTTCTTGGAGACGGTAACAATCTTGGTTCATTGGCTGACTTTACAGCTGCAATGGCGTAAGACTTAAACATTAATAACTAGCTAACAATGAGTGCGAAAAAGAAAAAGGATACATTAGTTCCTATTAATTTTCGTCTCACTAGCTCGCAAAAGAGGGAGGTCGCTGGCATCGCATCAGATTTGGGTGTCAGCACCTCAGCTCTTTTACATTCATGGATCACTAGAATCTTAAACAATATGAACGGATTCGGTGACCACGACCAGCTACTGAGAGATAAATAACAACGTATGAAGTCATTCAAAGAACTAGGTAAGATGCATGGACAGACGGCTGATCTGTTATCAGATGCTGTTAAGTTCATGAAGGCCACCGAGGAGTACAACCCTGCTTTGATTAATTGTGTGATTAAGTTTCTAAAGGATAATCGTGTTGAGTGTATGTCCGAAGAAGGAACTCCTCTAAATGATTTGAAAATCGAAGCTCTACCTTTTTTAGAAGACCCAGAGGTTCAACGGCAAATCGGCAAGTAACACCTACTCTTTGTTTCAGATTACATACACCAATAAGGAGTCGCTTCTGAGTTAAACCGGGAGCGACTCTTTTACTTTATATAACAATGAAGACCAAGAAAGCACCAACACCTATAGAGATACCATCGCAGTTAAAGAACTTTAAGAACTTCCTGTACATTATATGGAAGCATCTTAACCTGCCTGACCCTACTCCTTTGCAGTATGACCTAGCTGATTATATGCAGCACGGCCCTAAGAGGTCTGTCATCATGGCGTTTCGAGGAGTAGGTAAGTCGTGGATATGTAGTGCCTATGTAGTACATCAGCTACTGCTAGACCCTGCTCTTAACATCCTTGTAGTATCTGCCAGTAAGAACAGAGCAGACGACTTCTCCACCTTTACCTTAAAGATCATACACGACATACCTATCCTTCAAGGACTTATACCAAACGAGAACCAACGATTCAGTAAGATAGCTTTTGATGTCGGCCCTGCTCCTGCTGCTCACGCTCCCTCTGTTAAATCATTGGGTATATCGTCACAACTTACAGGGTCTCGTGCTGACATCATTGTAGCTGACGACATAGAAGTACCTAACAACTCTGCTACACAAGGTATGAGAGACAAGCTAGATGAGCAGGTAAAGGAGTTTGAAGCTATTGTTAAACCACTAGACTCCTCCCGTATCCTCTTCCTTGGTACTCCTCAGTGTGAAGACTCTATCTATAACAAGCTGCGAGACAGGGGCTACAACGCCCGTATATGGCCTTCTGAGTATCCACAGCTGTCTACCCTTGCCTCACACTACGGAGACGATCTAGCACCCTTTATAGGCGATAACACAACAGAAGAGACAGAAGGTACAACTACAGAGCCTCTACGGTTCTCTGACCTTGACCTAGAAGAGCGTAAGATGTCGTACGGAAGGACAGGGTATGCTTTGCAGTTCATGCTTAATCCTCGGTTGTCTGACGCTGACCGCTACCCCTTAAAGATTAACGACCTTATTATCATGGATGTAGATGTGGATGTAGCTCCTGAGAAAGTCATGTGGACATCTGATCCTACTTTTGCTGACAGAGACCTACCTAATGTGGGACTGCGGGCTGACCGCTACCACCGACCCCTTAAAACAATAGGAGAGATGATACCGTACACTGGTTCTGTGTTATCTATTGACCCTAGTGGTAGAGGTAAGGATGAGACGGGGTACGCTGTGGTAAAGATGTTGAACGGTCAACTGTATGTTCCTGACGCTGGAGGACTGCGAGGTGGCTACGATACACAAACCCTACAACAACTTGTCGGTATAGCTAAACATAACAAAGTTAACCAAGTAGTTATAGAGTCTAACTTTGGTGACGGTATGTTTATGGAGCTGATTAAGCCACTGTTTCGCACCACTTACCCGGTAACAATAGAAGAAGTAAGACATAACAAACAGAAGGAGCTTAGGATAGTCGATGTGATGGAACCTGTACTAAATGCTCACAGGCTGGTGTTTGATCCTTCTGTTATAACATTAGACTATAAGTCTGCTCAGGCTTACCCTATAGAGATACAGACGAAGTATATGCTGTTTTACCAACTGTCTAGGATAACAAGAGAGAAGAACAGTCTGACGCATGACGACCGCTTAGACGCTCTTTCTATAGCTGTAGCTTACTGGGTACAACAGATGGCAGCAGACGTTAACCTAAATATGCAGGAGAGGAAGCAGGAGCTACTACAACAAGAGTTAGATAAGTTTACTGATAGCTTTCACAAAAGAAGCTTTAAAGGTAACAAAGCGTTACTGTGGTCTTAATACTACTACTTACTCCTCCTACTGATCTATATCTATAGATACACCTCGCCTTAAACCTTTGTAAGTATTACGTTTGTTAGAAGTAGTAAGAGTATTAGTAAGAGTAGGTTTTGAAGCGAATCGCTGTAGAAACCTCAATAGAGTAAGTATGAGGAGTATAAGTTGTTGTACCTCTTACTCCTCCTTGCTGTTGCTTGTGTTATTGCAAACAGACAGTTTAACTAAAACTTTATACTAACGTTATACTACTATCTAAATATCATTAGTATAATGAAAAATCACCGAAGGAAACCTGTCAATACTAAAGTTGTAAGTCGTTGTTAATGAGGTGTTTAAAATTAGGGTAAAACAGCAGTGCAAAAATTAAAGCAGATAACAACAAAAGTGTTTACAAGTAATACATACCTGTGATAGCGTAGCAACACTATGATGGATAACAACGATCAGACTGACGCTTTACAGTTCGAACTTAACAACCTTGTAGCCAAGTTCCAGCAGGAGTTTGATCTGAACAGTCAGACGATCATTGGTTGTTTAGAAGTTACTAAGCTAGACCTCATAACAGACTTCGGTATAGAGTTTATAGCAGACGAAGAGATAGAGGACGACAGCGATAGTAACGACATCTTCCCTAC